CACCGCCGGCAATAGACAATTCTAATGGATTTAGTAAAGAATACCTAGAAAAAGCGGCAGATCCTAACCGCACTGGTAAATATTTGATTAGTCCTGAAAAAGCACAACAGCTATTAGGTCAAATGAAAGAAAGTATACAGTTATCCGAATCACAAATCTTTTTATTGATAGGTAAAATTGTTGAAAGACACAGACGTATTGATGAAGGTATCATGGATACTATTAAAGGTGCAGCAGGTAAGACAGCAGATTGGGCCAGAACAAAAGGTCAAAATTTAACAACTAAGATAACTGCTGATAAACTTTTACAAGCATGGAAGAAATCAGGTAGTCCAACAGACAGTGATGATGTTTCTAAAGTTATGGTTGGTGCCGGTGTACCACAAGAAACGGTTACTAATCTAATGAAAAACTTTGTACAAGGTCCTTCAGCAGGAACAAATACAAACGTTTGGCAAGGTGCAGATAGAAGTATACCCGCTATTCAAAGAAAACAACAGGGACAATCATTTGCCGCTACACCTAACGCTTCAGGTCAAACACCCACTCCTCAAGGTCAGACTCCCGCGCCTGCCCCTCAAGGTCAATTACCTGCCCCTCAAGGTCAAACTCAAGAACCTACACAAGATAATTTACCTTTGAGATATTATGGTGCCGGCAATAAGTCCCCGACTGATTTTTGGGGTAGGAAGAGACCAGTTCAACCAACTATGCAGTCTCAGCAACGACAAGCAGCCTTAGATGCAGCCAATGCGGCACCTACAACATCAACACCACCTACAACACCTACAACGACACCTGCACCGCAAGGAACTACATACGATCCTACTAATGCCGCAGCAAATAGATTAGCTAAAGGTCAAGCCGCTCAACAACAAGCACTAAAACAAATGGCTGCTACACAAAAAGCAAATTCTCCGATATCTCAGCAATATTCAACTATTAAAGCTGCCGCAACTGCCGCATTAGCTAAACCAGGATTCGAACAAACAGCCGCGGATAAACTTGCCATTAAGCAGGCGGCGGCTAATAATATTATACAAATGCCAAAAAACACAACAACAGCTCCAACTACCAAAGTAGCAGAGGGTGAATTTGCGGGACACTATGCTACAGGTGTAGCAGGTCAATGGCGCAATAAAGGTCCTAAAGCAAACAAACCAGCAACGATTGGTGACTTAGTTGGTGAGAGTGAAGAAAACAAAAATAATAACAAAGAAGATAGATTTTCAAGATTCATGGACAAAAAATACAAAAAAGGCGAAGAAGTAGGTAGAGTAAATAACCCCCCAATTAAAGGGACACCAAATACAGCTAAGACTGGATATTATCCTACTCCTAAACCCCCTGTTAAGAAATTAGATACACCTTTAGCAAATGAAACAGTAGCAGAAGGTTCAGAGGATTTAGCAAGAATTCTCCATATTGCTGGAATTAAAAAATAAGATTTGGATATAATTACATGAAAATTTCATCATTATTACGTGAAGCTGAAACTCCTAATCAAGGTACTGTTACCCAGTTGCCTGTTGATAGGGATTTAATATATAGAGCTAAGAATAAATATCCTGGATATTCTTCCGAACAGGCAATGATATTATTAATTTCTGATGAAATGAAAAATCAGGAAAAAACTGATTCTACTCAAAATAGATTAATTGATACACAAAAACGTGAAAATGAACGCTTAAGAGGAGCTGTAGATTCATTGGGTCAAGAACTACAAGATTTTGAACAACAGTCACAAGAAACAGACCGTGAAGTTGAAAGATTAAAGCAATTAAGTAATACACTAACTACCGGCGGTACAGATACTAAACGTAAGGCAAAATTAAGTGCTGATGATTTAGAAAAATTACAGACAGATTTAGAAACATTAAAAACTAAACCTGGAATGGATCCAAAAAAGTTTCAACAATTAGAACAACAAATTAAATTAATGGCTTCTAATCCATCGGTTAATAATGCAGATTTGGCAAAAATAAATTCTTTAGTAGACACACTTAACAAACAAAAAGTAATTGGTGATGAGTTGTATAGTAAGGTTGAGAATCAATTAGCTGTTACCCAACAAGACTTAGATAAAAAAGAAGGCAGATTTTCAAAATATATTGAAAAGAAAAAAGGCGAAATAGGTAGTATTCAAAAACAACATAGTGGTGAAATAAAAAAATATTCCGATATTGTTAAAAAATATCAACAAGATATTGAAAAATTTAATACACAGGTACAACAGCTAAACAAAGATAGAGAATTTATCAATAATGAAAAACAAATTATGATAGATTTAAGAGGTGAGGTTCAACAAAATGCTGAAACTATTCAGCAAAATGCTGATAGAATTAACACTGATGCACAAGAGGCGGACAAACTGTTACAGGCAATTAAATACGTATATACTAAAAATATTAAAGATGTAGATGATACAGAGAAAAATATAACACCTCCTGATCAGGAACCAGTAATTCCGGCAGAAGAACCAAAAAATAATGTTAAAAAATTCCCAAATCAATCCGAATTAGCAGGTTTATACGCCGATCAAGATGGTAAAGGTGGTATTGTTGACTTTAAAGATAAAGACGATATAGATAATACAAGTGACGGATCTGATAAATTTTATGGACCAGAAAGAAAGTTTGCCGAATCAATTAACATGGTTGAATATGAAAATCAACCATTAAAAATATACAAAAACTGGGGAGATCCTCAATTTAATAAATGGATGAAGGATAATTTATCTATGCTAATTACACTGTTTAAAAATAAATTCAGGGAAGAATTATCAAGTAAAGATCCTAAGTACAGTGATGGACAAATATCATATACGATACAAGAAGAAGCTTGGTATCTCAAAGAAATATTTGAAGATAAAGAAAAGCCTACATTAACTAGAGAAAAAATGGATAGTTATTTAACTTTAGTTAAACGAACATTGTTTAGTCAACCAGCGAACCCAACACTGTATATGCAACCAAATGAATTGTTTACTGAAAGCCTAAATAAAACTTATGCCCGTATGTTAGATAACATCATTGGTTTAGATTACATCAAAAAGGGTTAAAAAACCATAGAAAAAAATCTGTTTACCCACATATGTGATAAATAGTATTGACATTGAGAGTTAGTAATGCTATACTAACTCTTATGTTAGTCGCTTCATAGGGAAGCGGCGAATATTAAAAACGAGACCATCTCAATTTATAAGGAAATTTATCATGGCATCATTAGCAGAGATTCGTGCCCGTATTGCGGCACAAGAAAACAAATCAACTTCTGGATCAACACAGAAACAATCAGATAACTCTATCTACCCTCATTGGAATATGGACGAAGGCACAACAGCCACAATGCGTCTATTGCCCGACGCAGATAGTAACAACCCATACTTCTGGGTAGAACGACAAATTATTAAACTTCCATTCAATGGAGTTAAAGGTGATCCTAACGTTAAACGTATCGAGGTTCAAGTACCTTGCGTTGAAATGTATGATCCCAAAGCACAATGCCCAATCTTAACTGAGGTTCGTCCTTGGTATAAAGATGAGACATTGAAAGAGTTAGCAAACAAATACTGGAAGAAACGCAGTTATTTGTTTCAGGGTTTTGTTCGGCAAAATCCAATTGGTGATGACAAAACACCAGCTAACCCAATTCGTAGATTCATTATCAGTCCACAAATCTTTACAATCATTAAAGCAAGTTTGATGGATCCTGAGATGGAAGAATTGCCAACAGATTTTATGCGTGGTCTTGATTTGAATATTAAGAAAACAAGTAAAGGTGGATATGCCGATTACTCAACAAGTAATTGGGCACGTAAAGAGTCAGCATTGACAGAGGCAGAACAAGCCGCAGTTGAAGCACATGGCTTGTACAATTTGGCAGAGTTCTTACCAAAGCGTCCCGGCGAAGCAGAGTTGCGTGTAATCAAAGAAATGTTTGACGCAAGTGTAGACGGTCAACCATATGACTTAGAGCGTTGGGGTAGTTACTATCGTCCTTGGGGACTAGAAGCACCTGCAGGAGCAACCGCGGAAAAACAAACAGCTACTACTGAAACTAGAGCACCCGCAACAGCACCCGTAGCAGAAACTTCAGCACCATGGGAAGAAGATGCAATGGCAGCAGCCGAATCTATTAAGGTTCCTACAGCACAACCATCAAGTGACAAAGCACAAGACATTCTAGCAATGATTCGTGCTAGACAGAACAAGTCTTAAAAGGGAATAGGGAGCATTTGCTCCCTACCTAAGGAGAACTCCATGACAACAAGTGACGAAAGATACCGCGCCATTAAGCAAGGTAAAAAACTATTGGAAGAATTATGCGATCCAGGTAAAACACCACGTGTTCCTAGTATCATTAGAGATAGGGCTAGAGGTGCATTACGTCATTACCCAAATGATTGGGAATTAGAATCTATCGCAGAAAAATGTCCAGATATGCTAGACAAACAAACGATCAATATGTATACTAACGGTGTACACGCAAAATAAAGGAAATAATATGAAATACCTAGAAAAACTAAACAAAGTAAATGAATCATTTACTGTCAACCGTTACGATAACGGGTTTATGATTGAAGTGAGTGGGAGAGACACAGATAATGAATGGAAGAATTGTAAGATTCTATGTACTACAAGCGAAGAATTATTTGATGTAATCAAAGAAGCATTAGCAATGGAAATGGAAAGTTGAAATGGCAAAACCTTTTGATATTAGTAAGTTCCGTAAGGACATTACAAAAAGTATTGAAGGTCTATCAATAGGATTTAACGATCCTACTGACTGGATCTCGACAGGAAATTATGCTCTCAACTACCTCATTAGCGGTGATTTTAATAAAGGCGTACCTCTTGGTAAAGTTACTGTCTTTGCCGGAGAGTCGGGCGCCGGGAAATCGTTCATCTGCTCAGGAAACCTCGTCCGACACGCACAAGAACAAGGAATTTTTGTAGTCTTAATTGACTCAGAAAATGCCCTTGACGAAGCTTGGTTACACGCACTTGGTGTATCTACTGAAGAAAATAAACTATTAAAACTAAACATGGCAATGATTGACGAAGTAGGAAAAACTATTTCTATGTTCGTTAAAGATTACAAAACACTACCAGAAACAGATCGTCCTAAGGTATTGTTTGTAATTGATTCATTGGGCATGTTGTTAACTCCCACAGACGTTAATCAGTTTGAAGCAGGTGATATGAAAGGTGATATGGGTCGTAAGCCTAAAGCACTAACAGCACTTGTCCGTAACTGTGTTAACATGTTTGGTTCACTAGGCATTGGCTTAGTAGCTACTAATCACACATATGCTAGTCAAGATATGTTTGATCCAGATGATAAAATCAGTGGTGGTCAAGGTTTTGTTTACGCATCAAGTATTGTTGTTGCTATGAAGAAACTAAAACTTAAAGAAGATGAAGATGGTAATAAAATTAGTGAT